TCTAAGGGTCTGCAGGTTGCTCCTCAAGAAACTGAGGTAGAGTCCTATGTTGTTGGTGGCATCAAACAAGATGTCAAGAAAGATACTTTTGCTGGATTTAGTCTATGATTTCTACTGAAGAGAAAATCGAAGTTCAACTCCCCGAAGGAGTCGAATGGATTGATGATGCATTCTGTGTGATCGAAACTCGCTTCATGTGGAAGAGTGTTCTCAAAGAAACTGGAAAGGATTTCTTATTCGGTTTGACTAAAGAGGTTGTCACTGACATGAGTCGCTGGCACCTCAAGTGTCTCCAGGAAGGCACTCTTGATGACTATACTAGAGTCGTAAACAACGGTGTTGTAGGTGGCAAACTCTGAACTACCTGAGTGGAAGAAGAAAGCACTTCAGGATCCATCCGTAACTGATAAGCAAGCACGTATTATCATGGATGGTCCTAAGTGTTTAACCGATGCCTGGTTCCTCCAGGCAATGAAATATAAATATCTCTTAAGAGATTGAATCATGACGTGTGACTGCTGATTATGAAAACCCCTGGATTTTTGAAGGACACCCTTTTCTATCTGAGGACATTAACGACTATTTCGGTTTTGTCTATCGGATTACAAACCTACAATCTGGTCGCCAGTACATCGGAAGAAAGTATTTCTGGCAGTATCGAAAGCCTAGAGGTGGAGGTAGGAGAGTTAAAAGTGAGAGCGATTGGAAGAAATACTACGGCTCTTCTGACGAACTTAATTCAGAGCGCAAATCGTTGGGGAATGCTGCCTATAGAAGAGAAATCTTATCAGTCCACCTCACTAAAGGAACCTGCAACTTTGAAGAGACTAAACAACTCTTCTTACATAATGTTCTAACTGAGTCACTTGACGACGGGACACCTTTATACTATAATTCTAATATCCTAGGTCGCTACATGCGAAAGGATTACTTCAAGACTCAGTAGCTCAGTTGGATAGAGCAACTGCCTTCTAAGCAGTTGGTCGTAGGTTCGAGTCCTACCTGAGTCGTTGGGGGAGTACAAAAGATCTCTGTATAGAAAGAGCGCCCCCTTACATATTCCTCTTTAGCTCAGCGGTAGAGCGATTGACTGTTAATCAATTGGTCCCTGGTTCGATCCCAGGAAGGGGAGTCAGGAACTTGAGACGTTCCAACCAAGGTGCCAGCAATGGGATAAACCCCCTTGGGATATTCACAACGGAAATTGTGTCTTACTCCATTACAAACTGTCAGAATGTTGGGTTTAATTGCCCCACAGCAGGCATTCGGATAAGTGTAATGTAACGCTTGCTTAGCTCAGCGGTAGAGCATCTCGTTTACACCGAGGCGGTCGGCGGTTCGATCCCGTCAGCAAGCATTACCAATATGAGGTTAAATGTACTACAATGTTATCCGCAAAATGCAAAGTTTGCAATAAAGAACTGACTAGCACTAACAAAGTGCAGTGCTGTGGTTGTCCCAATCAGATGATGGTTGTGGAAGATAAGGTTGGTGCCAAGGACTTAAGTAAAGTTTTGTTAACCAATTCCGAAAAGAATATTAAAAATAATAGAATTCTTACGGATGCAGACCTAAAATACCAAGAGGCTAGGCGTCAACGCAAAGTCCGTAAACTCAATTACGAGGAACGCTAATGATCAATCTGCATCAGAAGTTCAACCACTATCTGAACACCGATAAAAAAATAGACATTCAAGATGTCAATGAAAAAATTATTTCATATGGTTGGACTGATGATGGCAAAGACATTGTTGGATACTATGTCTTGACAGAGAACTA